ACCGCCGTGAGAGGGCGGCGTCCTAGGGCATAGCCCGCCACAAGCTGCGTGAACGGCACGACGGGACGAGCCCCAGATAGCCGCCGGGCCCGCGCCAACGTCCACGGCTATCTGCGACAGATTCGGGCACATGGTAGGGCACATCCCGCCGCTCTCTTCCTCCTCCGACAACGCCAGCCAGTAGGGTCGGCGCGTGGATACGACGCCGAAGAAGTACCGGACGATCGTGGCGGACCCGCCGTGGGAAATCACCATGCACATGGGCGCAGGTGGCCGTCGTCGTCGCAGGACCGAGGTTCCCTACTCGTTCATGTCCATCTTAGACATCAAGTCCCTGCCCGTTCCCGAGTTGGTAGACGAAGAGGCGCACCTGTACCTCTGGTCAACGCGAAGACTGTTCCGTGAAGGCGTCGCCGCCGAAGTGGCCCGGTCGTGGGGTTTTGAGCCATACGGGGAAATTATCTGGGGACTCCGCAACCCCGGCATGGGCGGATTCAACGGTAACGGTCACGAGCCAATCCTAGTGGCTAAGCGCGGATCGTTGCCGTTCCCGAAAGACGCGTTACCTGGCGGCGTCATCTTCTGGCGGCAACTGTACCTCCACGGCAAAGTCCACTCAGCCAAGCCCGAGGCGTTCCTAGACTTCGTGGAAGGTGTGTCACCCGAACCACGAGTGGAACTCTTCGCCCGCCGCAACCGCTTTGGATGGGACACTTGGGGCAACGAGGCATTGTGTCACGTTGAGATGGGAGCCGGCGCCGAGTGACCGCCACCCCCCACCAGGCCGAGCGCCGCTGCGCCTGCGGCTGCGTCCTGCGCGAAGGCCACGACGGTGGCCGCTGCGAATGCTGCGAGCGTAAGCGCCGCGCCTACGATCCTCGCCACGACCCCACCTTTGGCGACCGCCTGCTCGCCCTCCTCGTCGCCAACCGTCGCAAGCCCGTCAACGTCTACCGCGCGCTGTCCATCGAGCACTGCGGCCTGGCCGGCTGGCGCTGCGTCCGTGACCACGTAGCGCGCTTCCGGCGGCATGGCCACGTCATCCTCGGGGCGCATGACGGGACGTACCGCTACCTGCGGCACGTCGAGCGCAATCGCAAGCGTCAGACTGCACGCGCCTCAGCCGTCCGGTAGCGGTCACGCTAGCCTGACGTGAAAGGTATACCTGTAAAAGAAAAGCCCCTGGTCGAGATGTGGGAGCCCTCCCGCTGCATCCCCTACGCCCGCAACGCTCGGGTTATCCCCGAATCCGCCGTGGGCAAGGTCGCCGCCTCAATCAAGGAGTTCGGCTTCAAGCAGCCGATCGTGGTCGACGCCGAGGGCGTTATCATCGCTGGGCACACGCGCTTGCTCGCCGCCGAACGTCTCGGCCTGGCCGAGGTGCCGGTGCTGGTCGCCGACGACCTCACGCCGGCGCAGGTGAAGGCGTACCGCCTCGCCGACAACCGCACCGGGCAAGAGGCGACGTGGGACCTCGAGCTGCTTGGCATCGAGCTTGAGGACCTGGCGGGGCTCGACATCGACCTGTCGCTGACGGGGTTCGATGCGGACGAACTGGCGAACCTCGGAAACCTGGACGGCGAAGGTGACGGCGGCAACGCCTATACCGCCGCCGTCAACGTGCCGCAGTATGAGATCGTCGGCGAGCGGCCAGCGGTATCAGAGTTGTACGACGAGACGAAGACGGACGAACTGCGGGCCGAGGTCCTAGCGGCGGAGGATTTGGAGCCCGCGCTGCGCGCCTTCCTGCTCGCCGGCGCCGCCCGGCATACCGTCTTCGACTACCGCAAGGTGGCCGAGTTCTACCCGCATGCCAGCGCAGATGTGCAGCGCCTCATAGAGCGCTCGGCGCTCATCATCATCGACTTCGAGGACGCGATACGGGACGGGTACGTGAGGCTTTCCGAAGAGGTCGCTGCGCTGCGGGAGGCTGACGAGGATGGCTGACCACCGCAAGTTCGCCGCCTTCATTCTCAGCCACGGGCGGCCCGAGACTGTCATCACGCAGCGAACGCTCAAGCACCACGGGTATACGGGGCGGACGTATCTCATCATCGACGACGAGGACGATACCGCCGACGAGTACCGCGCCAACTTCGGTGTCGAGAACGTCATCCAGTTCGACAAGGCGGCAATCGCCGGGACCTTCGATACAGCCGACACGCAGCAGGATCGAAGAAGCCCTATCTACGCCCGGAACGCCTGCTTTGGTATCGCGCGCGACCTCGGGCTCGACTACTTCCTGGAGCTCGACGACGACTACGGTTCGTTCCTTTATCGCTCAGCCGAGGAGGGCGGGGCGATAATTCGTAATTTCGACGCTGTCGTCGAGGCGATGCTCGCGTTCCTTGACGACGCTGGAGCTGTGACGGTAACCATGGCGCAGGGCGGAGACTTCATAGGCGGCGTTGCGGCCCACGCCGAAGGACTGAAGCGCAAGGCGATGAACTCATTCTTCTTCCGTACCGATCGACCGATCACGTTTATCGGAAGTCTCAACGACGACGTGAACACCTACGTCGTGTATGGATCGCGCGGAGACCTCTTCCTGACCGTGGCATCGCTGCAACTAAACCAGACGCAGACGCAGCAAGTATCTGGTGGAATCACGGAGTTTTATCTTAGTGCGGGGACCTACGTAAAGAGCTTCTATACCGTCATGATGGCCCCGTCGTGCGTGAGGATTCGGACAATGGGGCGCTCTTCTCGCCGCCTCCATCACTCTATCTCGTAGGACCACGCCGTCCCCAAGATCCTCAGTCCGAAGTACCGGAAGGCCACCCTTGCCCCGTAAGCCCGTCCCCATCGACCTCGCCGAGCTCGAGAAGCTGGCCGCCATGCACTGCACGCAGGAAGAGGCCGCCGCCTGGTTCGGCGTCACGCAGAAGACCATCAGCTACAAACTGCGGATTAAGCCATTCAAGCAGGTATGGGAGACGGGCTGGGCCAAGGGCAATATCAGCCTGCGCCGCACGCAGAAGCAGCGCGCCGACGGCGGCGACAAGACGATGCTGATCTGGCTGGGTAAGCAGTGGCTCGGGCAGAAGGATCACCACGAGTACGCCGACGACTCCGGCGCCGTGGTCGACCGCTGGCTGAAGGGTTTGGGTCGCGGATGAACCTCGCGTCGCTTACCCCAAAGCAGCAATCCGTCTGGGACGCCACGAAGACCCACCGGATGACGATCGCCGACGGCTCCGTGCGCTCCGGTAAGTCCGTCGGTGCCGACGTGGCCTGGATCGACTTCTGCCGTAACGCGCCCGACGGCAACCTGCTCATGGCCGGGAAGACGGAGCGCACCCTGAAGCGAAACATCGTCGACCCGCTGATAGAGATCCTCGGCAGCAAGCGCTGCCGCTACGTGGGCGGCAGCGGCGAGCTTTGGATGCCGGGGCCGCGAGGGCCACGCCGCGTCTACCTGGTCGGCGCCAACGACGAACGCGCCGAGGAGAAGATTCGCGGCCTGACGCTCATCGGCGCCTACGTAGATGAACTCTCGACCGTGCCCGAATCCTTCTTCACGATGCTGCTGTCCCGCCTCTCGCTGGAGGGCGCGCGCCTGTTGGCGACGACGAACCCGGACAGCCCGATGCACTGGCTGAACGTCAAATACCTGCAGCGCGCCGAGGAGTTGTCGCTGGCGCGCTTCCAGTTTCGCCTGCCTGACAACCCACACCTGCCGACGTCGTTCGTCGAGAACCTGCGCCACGAGATCACGGGACTCTGGGCGCGGCGCATGATCGACGGCGAGTGGTGCGTCGCCGAGGGCGCGGTGTATGAGATGTGGGACCCGGCGCGCCATGTGGTCGCGCCCGACGAGCTACCTCCGGTGTCGCGCCTGCTCGCCGTCGGCATTGACTACGGTACGACGGCGCCGACCGCCGGCCTGCTCATCGGAATCAGCCGCGAGAATCGCCCTCGCCTCGTGGTCGTGGACGAGTGGGCGCCGCCCTCGCTCACCGACGCCGGCCTGTCCGTCGACTACCGCAAATGGATCGCGCCGCGCCAGCCCGAGCGCGTCATCATCGACCCCAGCGCCGCGAGCTTCCACAAGCAGCTGTGGGCAGACGGCGTGCAGGGCGTTATCCTCGCCGACAACGCGGTCATTGACGGCATTCGTACCGTGGCATCGCTGCTGGCCGTGGACCGGCTTATCGTCTCGTCGGCCTGCACGCATCTGCTCACAGAGAAGCCATCCTACGCTTGGGACCCGAAGGCTACCGCCAAGGGGCAGGACGCGCCGCTGAAGCAGAACGACCACTGGTGCGACGCGGAGCGCTACGCCATCTTCACCACGCAGAGCCGCTGGAGGCACGAGGTGCCGCTGACAATACCCATCGATATCGAGGAGGCCGCATGAGCCTGTTCAAATGGAAGGACCCACCGCCGGAGCCGGGCGAGTGCGACGAAGTCACCATGTACCACTTCCGTTCGCGTGACGAACATGGGGCCTGCCTGTTTACCTTCGAGGCTGAGAGCGATGAGAAAGCGGCTGAATACGTGCGTCACAGGTTCCGTCTGGGCCGCCCGGGGAAAGAGTATTTTCTCGTCCGCGTGACTACCCTGCGTGAGACGCTTCCCTTCGAGTGTCCATCATGAGCCTGCCCCAAGGCGGCCCCTGGCCACCATACCCCCACGGCGTAGTACTGGCGCAGCAATCGCTGTGGAGCGCCTGGCTGGTCGGTGACCCCGATGGCCTCGCGACCGCGTACTACGACGCCGAGGTCGCCGCCGGCGGCGTGAACCCCTTCGGCGAGCGTCTCCCGCAGCAGTACGCCGGCGGCGTCATCAACCGCGTGGCCCGCTACTTCTGGTCAAGGCCGAGCGTCAGCGGCCAGCGCAAGGCGCGCCTGCACGTGCCGCTCGCCGCCGACATCGCTACCGCCTCGAGCGACCTGCTGTTTTCCGAGCCGCCGCAGTTCGTCTGGCCGGACGCTCCGCCGAAGCCGAAGGCGTTGCCGGGAGTGACGCTTACGCCGACGCCGACGCCGACGGAGAAGCGCATCGACGACATTCTCAACTGCGGTGACTTCCACGCCGACATGATCGAGGCCGCCGAGATCGCCGCGGCGCTCGGCGGCGCCTGGCTGCGCCTCGTTTGGGATACTGACGTCGCCGACCACGTGATGATCGACGCCGTGGGCGCCGACGCCGCAATCGGCGAGTGGCGCTGGGGCAAACTCGAAGCGGTGACCTTCTTCACGGAGTACACGGAAGGCAGCGGCAACAAGGAGGTGATCCGGCATCTAGAGCGCCACGAGCCCGGCGCTATCTATCACGGCCTGTACCGCGGCGACGCCAAGACCCTGGGCCACGTCGAGGCATTGACCGAACACGAGTCGACGGTCCCGTATGTCGACCTCGTCAACGAAGAGGGCGCCATCCTGACCGGCGTCACGGCTATCACCGCCGCCTACGCGGCGAACATGCGCCCGCAGCGCAGATGGCGTAAGGTGCCCGAGCTGAGCCGCCTGGGACGCTCCGACTATGACGGCTGCGAGCCGATGATGGACGCGCTCGACGAGACCTACACCTCGTGGATGCGGGACGTGCGGCTGGCCAAGGCGCGGCTGCTCGTGCCCGAGGACATGCTGCAGAACCTCGGCAAAGGGCAGGGCGCGACCTTCGACGTCGACCAGGAAATCTTCGTCGGCCTGAACATTATGCAGGCGAAGGAGACGCCGCAGGCGATCACGGCGCAGCAATTTGCGATTCGCGTCGCCGAGCACCAGCAGACGGCCGAAGCGCTCGTTGACCAGATCCTCGACGCCGCCGGCTACAGCCCCAGCACATTCGGGCGCGGCAACGAAGGCGTGACGACGGCGACTGAAGTCGTGTCTCGTGAGAAGAAGTCGGCGCGGACCCGAGACAAGAAGACGCGCTACTGGTCGCAGGCCCTGGAGCCGCTGCTCACGACGTGGCTGGAGCTCGACGCGGCGATCTTCAAGACCGGCGCCAAGGGCAGCGTCGAAGTCGAGTGGGCGGACGTGTCGCAGCCCGACCCCGAGGTCATGGCGCGCACCGTCGAGACGCTCAACCGCGCCGTGGCCGTGTCGGTGGCGACGAAGGTGAAGATGATTCACCCGGACTGGGACGAGGAAGCGATCACCGAAGAGGTGGCGCTCATCGGCGACGTGCCGGACATCGGACCCCTGCCGTCGTTCGGCGGCAACGGACAAGGACAACCCGACAACGTGACAGCGGAGGTGGGCAGTGGGCTTCCCGAGTAAAGGCACTCCCAAGGACAAGCGAATCAAGGCGAACAAGCCGAAGCCGGCGCCGGTCAAGAAGGGCCAGCCCTTCGGCGGCAAGAAGGCCAACCCATTCAAGAAGAAAGGCTAGGAGACCGACATGGCAGGATTCCTCACAGCATTCGCACGGACCACCCTTGACGCCGCAATCGTCAACGGTGACGTCGTGCGCTACTCGGAGAACGGGTCGAGCGCTTCGGCGCACGTCGCCGCGACCAGCATCGCGGCCTGGACCGCGGCCACCAACGCCGACCCGGCGCACCGCGTGAACACGGCGGCCGTCGACTCGGCTGGTTGCGACGCCGACACCATCACCCTGACCACGTGGTCGGTGTGGGATTCGGCCTCGTCCGTGCAGAAGACGGAATGGACGGCGTTCACGGGCGGGAACGAAGTCTTGAACATCGGGGACAAGGTTTCCTGGGCGGCCGGCGCCTGCGACGTTACGCTGACCTGACATGGCCTCACCGCTGGGACCGCAGTTCGCATCGACGCTAACGGCTGGCGGGATCTTCGCCAACAACCCGACGTATGTCGCCGCCGATGACACGAGCTACGCGACCTCAGCCTCGCTCACCACACGCAGTCAGAACACCTCCGACTACACCGTAGGCCACGACCTCTCGACCATCCCCGACGGCGCCACCATCACGCAAATCGTGGTGAGCGGCAACGTACGTTGTAGTGCCCTGGTTACGGGCGTCGGTTGGGGCATCCAGCTCGTGAAGGCGGGGGCGACGGGAGTCGGCACCGAGGTGTCTGGTGCCATCGCCGTTATCAATACCGACTACGTGCGGACGCAGACCATCACCACCGGCCTCCCCAGCGTCGCCGAGCTCAAGGCGACGGGCGCCACGGGCCTGCGCGTGAAGGTGCGCTGCTACACCGGCAGCGCGACCACGGCGCGGGTGTGGTCACTCGACTACACGATGATCACCGTCACCTACACCGTACCGCAGATCTACGCTGTGGCCGGTACGGTGAACACCACCTCCGCGACGACCGGAGCAGTCAACCGCGACCTCGCCGTGGCGGGCGTGGTCGCGGCGGTGTCGGGCCTCAGCGGCGCGGTCAATCGCAAGCTGGCTGTAGCCGGCGCCGCGGTTGCGTCGTCGGGGTGCGCGGGCGCCGTCACGATTACCCGAGATGTGTCGACGGAGACCTTCCCGGTGACGGGGCAGGTCGACGCCGCTTCCGCAGCCAGCGGAGCAGTCTTCGTCAAGCGAGCAGTCGCGGGGACCATCGCCGCGGCTTCCGGGACCAGCGGAACGGTTACGCGCCGGCGTCCGGTGTCTGGTTCTGGCGTCTGCGCGTCTGGGACTGCGGGAACGGTCACGGTCAAGCGGTCCATCGCAGGCACGATCGCCGTAACCTCTGCCGCGTCTGGGGCCGTGAGCCGCGTCCTGCCTGTCAGTGGTAGCGTCGACGCGACCAGCGGCGCATCCGGCAGCGTGATGATCACCCCGGCGACCGGGGAGCCGCAGACCTACGCTGTTGCCGGAACCGCGAACTGCACCGCGGAGTGTAGCGGCGCAGTATCCATCAAGCGCCTCGTGAGTGGAGTCGCCGAGGCCGCGTCAGGCGTCGCTGGAGCGGTCAACGTGGCGCGCTCCGTGAGCGGCATCGTCGATGCGACCTCCGGCTCGTCTGGCGCCGTCAGCGTCACTGCCGGGGTACTCACGACCTACCCAGTGTCCGGCCGCTGCGACGTAACGTCCGGCGCGAGGGGACGGGTCACGGTCTCCTCGCCACCGGCGATCCGCTACTGGCGCCGCTACGCGCTGCCGCGTCTGTCCCGCAATTGGCGCTGGAGGCGCTGATGCCCGTCAGCCCCGAGATGCCCGACGACCCCCACGGTGAGAACACCTACCACGTCGACGACGAGTGCAGCGCCGTCGGCATGGGCGTACTCGACTGCTTCGCCGAGGGCGCCGAGATGGTCGTGATCCGCACGCACGAGGTCAAGGGGCAGATCCACTACCACCTGTTCGGGCTGCGCGACGATGACGAGCCGACGCTGGAGGTCGGCGCCGATAGGGACGACGAGTAGTGCCCGTCAGCCCTGCCACCGCAGAGCACCTCGCCGCCGGCGTCGTCGCCCACTACCAGGACGCCGAAGCGGCGCTCACCGCCCGCATCGCCCGGAACCTGGCCAAGGGAATCGACGCGCCCGAGTGGGCGGCCACGAAGCTGGCGCAGATGCAGGAGTACGAGCGGCAGGCGCGGCGGCTGCTCGCCGACCTCGAGAAGAAGGCGCGCACCGGCGTGCGCACGGCGATCACCGATGCGTATGACAGGGGCGGGCTGTCTGCCGTGGCCGATATCGCCAAGTTCAAGGAGGTCGACGTTGGCGGCGGGATGAAGATGCTCCAGAAGCAGCCGGGGGCGCTGGCGGCGGGAGTTGAACCCCTCGCCGGCCTGCGCGCCGTCGAGGCACTGACCCGCGAGACGCTGGGCAACGTGGTCGCGACGCACCGCGGCATCCTCAGGTCAACCATGGACGCCTACCGCAGCGTCATCGCCGAGAGCTCTAGCGGCGTCTTGCTCGGCGACCAGACCCGGCGGCAGGCGGCGCAGGCAGCGCTCAACAGGTTCGCTCAGAAGGGCATCACGGGGTTCGTCGACAAGGCCGGGCGCGGCTGGTCGATGGAAAGTTACACGGAGATGGCGCTACGCACTGGCTGCGGGCGCGCTGCCGTGCAGGGACACGTCGACCGGCTGGCGGCGAACGGGCTCGACCTCGTCATCGTGTCGGACGCGCCGAGAGAGTGCCCGCTGTGCCGCGAGTGGGAAGGCGTGGTGCTGTCTCTCTCGGGCCGCACGCCCGGGTACCCCACCCTCGACGAAGCCCGCGGCGCGGGCCTCTTCCACGTCAACTGTCGCCACAACGTGAGCGCCTACCAGGAGGGCATCACCCGCCCGATGACGGACACCGAGGACCCCGAGGGCTACGCCGACACGCAGAAGCTCCGCTACCTCGAGCGCCAGACGCGCGCCGCCAAGCGCGTGCAAGCCGCCGCCATGGACGACGCAGCGGCGCAGGCGGCCGGCGTACGGGTGCGCGCCTACCAGGCGAAGATCCGCGCGCACGTCGCATCCACGACGGCCAAGCGCCAGCCGACCAGGGAGCGTCTCGGCGCCCTGTAATCTGCACGCGCCTCCGCTCTCCCGCCTCCGTCACACTGCCCCTACACGTCCCGGCCTGGCGCCGGGGCACAGGCAGCCCAGGAGGCTCCCCCATGACCGAAGTTGCAGAAGTCGTCACCGCTCCCGAACCCGTCGCCGCGGCAGGCCCGCCGGCGCCCGCTCCCGAGACCCCCGCTGCCGCCGCGCCTGACGACGTGGCCAGTCTGCCCGAATGGGCCCAGAAGCTCATCGGCAAGACGCGCACCGAAGCAGCGACCAACCGCACCAAGGCCGGCACCGCGAACGATGCACTCACGGCGACGCGCGACGCGATCGCCAAGGCGCTCGGCCTGAAGGACGACGACGACCCGGTCGCGGCCGCCAAGACGGCAGCCGACGAGCGCGACGCCGCCCGCCTCGAGGCCAAGGCCACGAAGGTCGAGAACGCCGTCCTGCGCGCCGCCGGCAAGCTCGGCGCCGACCCCGAGTCCCTAACGGACTCGCGCTCGTTCATGCGTGCTCTGGAGGCCATCGACCCGGCGGCGAACGACTTCGCCACTCAGGTCGGGGAGGCTATCAAGGCGGCGCTCACCGCGAACCCCAACCTCAAGGCCGCAGCCGCCCCCGCCGCCCCCGCGCGCTCAGGCGGCCCCGTGGGCGGCGGCGCACCCGTTGCCGGGCAGCTCGGCCGCGAAGACCTCAAGGGCATGACGCCCGAGGCCATCGAGAAGGCACGTGTAGACGGCAGACTCGACGCCATCCAAGGCATCGAGAAGTAGCAGAGGCAGACCGCGTGACCTGGTGCCCCGGCGGCGCTGGTTGATGAGAGTCCTGGCGGCTCCCGTCTCGGAACAGAGAACCCGAAACAGGAGACGCAGGATATGAGTATCACGCATTTCGTGCCGGAGATTTGGAGCGCCCAGCTCCTCTCTTCGCTCAAGAACACCGAAGTCGCGGCCGGTCTGTGCAATCGCGAATACGAAGGCGAGATCGCGCAGAAGGGCGACACCGTCCATATCACGAGCATCGGCCGCCCGACGATCGCCGAGTACGTCAAGGACACCACGGTGATTGCGCCGGAGACACTGACCGACGCCGACCAGACCCTGCTCATCGACCAGTCTTACTACTTCGCCTTCGAGGTAGACGACATCGACAAGCGTCAGGCCGTCAACGGCGGCGCGCTCATGACTGAGGCTGCACAGGAGGCCGCTTACGGCTTCGCCGACAAGACCGACCTGTACCTGTGGGCGCTCATGGAGGCCGGCGTCAGCCAAGCCGCTCCGGACAACCTGATCGAAGCGCACACGGTCGCCGCCGACAAACTGGCGGTCAACAGCCTCATGGCCATGAAGACCGCGCTCGACACTACCAACGTGCCCAAGCAGGGCCGCTGGGTGGCCATCCCGCCGTGGTTCGAGGGCCTGTGCCTGCTCGACTCGCGCTTCGTCGTGATCGACGGGTTCAGCGGCGGCGGCGCATACCGCAACGGCCAGATCGGCCGCGTGATGGGCTTCGACGTCGTGCTCAGCAATAACCTCACCACCTCAGACGGTGGCAACGACAGCGCGCTGATCGCCGGTCACAGCATGGCGACCAGCTTCGCCGAGCAGATCAACAAGGTGGAAGCGTACCGCCCGCAGGGCAGCTTCTCGGACGCACTCAAGGGCCTGCACCTCTACGGCGCCAAGGTCGTGCGTCCTGAGGCGATCGTCGTGTCCATCTGCTCGCAGACCTGAGGGGAGTGATTGAGCATGGCTGATACCGCAATCACGACCGTCGTGCAGGGTAAGGCGCTCGGCACAGACGTCAAGGCTGGCGTCGGCACGGCGATGGTCGCCGAAGAAGTCAGCGTCATCACGCCGAAGGGTCCCGTCGAGGAGATGGTCATCCTGGCGTGGAACACCACGGTCGCCGTAAAGACCCTCACCGTCAAGGCCGGCGCGGGCGTTGCGTCCGGTACCAAGGGCCAGGGCGACCTCGTACTCACGCTGGCCACAACCGGCGGCGCGCAGATTCTCCCGCGCCTAGAGTCGGCGCGCTTCCAGCAGGCGAACGGCACCATCCGCCTTGCCCATGAGGCAGGAGCGACCGGGTTCTTGCTGCCGATCCAACTCAAGCGCGGCTGAGATGGTCGCCTTCCTCAACACCGACAACGGGCGCGTGCTGGAGATCGCCGAGCCCGAGGCGTTCATCTATGACGGTGCCTCAAACTTCAAGCGTGTTGAAGTCAAGGCTGAGACGACGGCGCCCGACATGACGTGGAAGAAGGCCGATCTGCTGGCTTATGCCGAGGAGCGCGACGTTGACCTCGACGAAGCAACGACCAAGGCGGAGATCCTTGCCGCCATCGAAGAGGTCCCGCCCGAAGAGGTGCCAGTCGAAGAGGCTGCGCCCGGAAACCCGGACGCCTGACCATGACCGCCTACGCCACCAGCGACGAGCTCGCAGCCTTTGCCGGGTTCGTGCCGGCCTACGTCACAGCCACAGCGAGCGCAACGGTGCTCGCAGGCGAAGTGACGGCGCTCGCGCTCGGCGCTGGTGGCGGTTACGGCTACGTTTCCACCCCACCCGTCACCATCGCGGCTCCAACCTCAGGCGTTCGCGCCACTGCGACCGCAGACGTGGCGAACGGTGTGGTATCCCTGCTCACTCTGACCGGCGGGGGCAGCGGCTACG